TCTATCGTCTTGGCGAATGGCTCTAACTTGTTCAAGCGTCAATTTGGCTGTGCCGCATTGTTCGCCACGATTTGTAGTGCCATGTTTAACTTTATCAGCATGATTGTTTTTAGATGTATCCCATCTAAGATTGCTCAAATAATTATTTTGTGGGTTTCCATCGTTATGACAGCACTCCATGCCTTGTGGTCGAATACCCACAAAAGCCTCCATTACCAATTTGTGCGGTCTACAAATTTTTTGTTTGTTATTTTTCCACAATCCAAGGTAAGGTCGGTTGTCATTATCGTGAACCGTATGCTCTTTAATTTTGCCAGTTTTTATAGATCGAATACGACCAAAATTAGACACTTGGTAAATACCCTCAAATCCAACAACATCACGCCATTCTTCCATGACAATCCCCGTCTGTTAAGTATGGGGAGATTGTAGCATGGCAAGTCGATTTGTTCAAGGTCAAGCGGCACGGGTTCAATCGTTGCCTGCCCCTATCGGCGGTTGGAACGTGCGGGATTCAATTGCAAACATGGACACGCTTGATGCTGTCCAGTTAACCAATTTGTTCCCCACAGTCAACAATGTGGTGTTGCGTGGCGGCTATACCAAATATTCAACCGGCATTACGGGTCAAATTCAGACGCTTATGTCGTATTCAAGCGGCGCGACTGACAAGTTATTTGCCATTGCGGGTACGTCAATTTTTGACTGCACAGCTGGTGGTGCGGTAGGTGCGGCGGTTAAGACGGGTTTAAGCAACGCCAAGTGGGAATATGCCAACGTCACCACGCCCGCGGGCGGCTACATCTATTTAGTCAATGGCGTGGATGCGCCGTTACTGTACAACGGTACAACGTGGACAAATCCAACCATTACGGGCGTGACTGCCTCAACGTTAAGCAATATCACCACGTTTAAAAATCAAGTATGGTTTACCCAAGCCTCGACACTTAAAGCATGGTATTTGCCCACCTTGAGCATTGCGGGTGCTGCTAACGCAATTGACATGAGTTCGGTAGCCCAACTCGGCGGCTACTTAGTCGCTTGTGGCACATGGACGATCGATGCGGGTTACGGCGTAGACGATAACCTAGTGTTTATTACGTCTAATGGCGAAGTCATTGTTTGGTCGGGTACTGACCCCTCAGACTCTACAAAATGGGCGCTGATCGGCGTTTGGAACATTGGTAAGCCTGTTGGTAAACGTTGCATGATGAAATACGGCGGGGATATTGTAATCTTGACGTATAACGGTTTGTATCCGTTGGCAGCTAGTCTGCAATCGTCCAGACTTGACCCACGCATTGCATTGTCAGACAAAATCCAAGGTGCGTTTAGTGCTGCAACGCAACAGTACGGCGAGAATTTTGGCTGGGACATTACTTTTGATCCAAAGCACAACGCTTTGACGATCAATGTGCCGGTGCAAGAAGGTCAGCAACAACAGTATGTGATGAATAACATCACAAAGGCTTGGTGCAACTTTACAGGCCAAGCGGCAAACTGTTGGACGATATTTAACAACGAGCCGTACTGGGGCGGGGATGGTTACGTTGCCCACGCTTGGGATGACAATTACGCTGACGATGTGAGCGACATTAATGGATACGCATTGCAAGCGTTTAACTATTTCGATGCTCGCGGCGTTAAAAAGTATTTTACTCGCGCCAGACCGTCGATATTTACCAATGGCTCACCGTCAATATTTCTCGGTTTGAACATGGACTTTGACTTAGCAGACACGACTGCGGCGCTTAGTTTTAGCCCGCAGATCAATGCTAAATGGGACACGGCACAATGGGATGTTGACTATTGGGCAACCGATAACGTCATCACTAATAACTGGCAAGGGGTAACTGGAATCGGTTACTGCGCGGGAACACAGTTTAAAACTGCAAGCCAGGGGATTACGATTTTATGGGCATCGACGGACATTGTGTATCAGCAAGGTTGGGCTGGCATATAGTCCAGGGCGATGCTGTTGGTAATTGGGTCGCTGCGCGAGTGCATGGCAAGTATTTTGCAGAAGGGTCGCAGGCAATAGGTCTAGAGCGTGACGGGCAGATTATTGCAGGCGTGATTTACGAGAATTGGAATAAAGCCTCAATTGTGTGCCACATAGCAATTGAAGGACGTATGACAAAAGGGTATTTAAGAGCGATATTTAACTACCCTTTTGAGGTTTGTAAGGTAAAAAAGATTATTGTTCCGGTGAGCAGTACCCATGTAAAAAGCCTAAAATTAGTTACCAAGATGGGCTTTATTGAAGAAGCAAGGGTAAAAGATGCAACACCGGATGGCGATATTATATTTTTGACGTTGGCAAAAGAAAATTGCCGATTTCTAGGGGTAGAAAATGGGTAAGTCAGCATCAGCACCACCAGCACCGGATTATATTGGCGCAGCCAAGCAACAAGGTATTGATAACCTTGCAGCGGCTAAACAGTCCAATGTCATGAGTAATCCAAATATGTACACACCGTTTGGTAATCAGACGGTTTCGTATTCTGCCCCGACATTTGACCAAGGTTCATACGATGCGGCGTTGGCAAAATACAACGCTGGCAATTTAGACCGCAATGCATTTATGCGGCAAGGCAATCCTGAAGGCGATACGACAACAGGCGCAACCTATTTTGATCAAGCCGGTTATGACGCTGCCAATGCAAGGCGTGGTGCAGCGCCAACCCGTGAAGGGTACATGACCGGCGGCGGGATTCCTACAGTTACTCAAACCCTCACACCACAAGCGCAGCAAACTTTAGATTCGCAGCAGCGTGTTCAAACTGCATTGGCAAACCTTGGTGAAACAGGAATTGCAAACGCTCGAGCTACGTTGTCGCAACCATTTACACCTACAACCACAGAAATTAAACACGATTTTGGTGGTTACAGCGCTGTGCCATTGGCTGAAAATTTCAACGCTAAAACAACCGTACCTTTGCAATATTCGCTTGATACAAGCAACCTTGCAGCGATGCCAATCAATGCGGGCACAAGCGCACAAGACTTGATTCTTCAGCGTCTTAACCCAACGATTCAAGCGGGCGATACATCGTTTAAACAATCATTGGCAAACCAAGGTTTAGCGCCTGGCACAGCGGCCTACGATGCTGCGTATAGAAACCGTCAAATGGGTGTTAATGACTTATACAACCAAGCGGCACTTCAAGGTATCAACTTGGATATGGCGGCGCGTCAGCAAGGTTTAAATGAGCAGCAAACGCTAGGCAACTTTGCGAATCAAGCCCAACTATCTGGTGCAGGGCTATATAACTCGGCTGTTGGTCAGAATTACGGTCAGGGTATGCAAACCCAAGGCACTCAATTCAGCCAAGGGCTTAACAAGGCTCAGTTTCAAAATACTGCACAGCAACAACAGTTGGCGCAGGACTTGGCATTACGGGCGCAACCGATCAACGAAGTCATCGGGCTTATGGGCGGGTCGCAGATTCAATTGCCTCAATTCCAAGGTTACCAAGGTACGTCAGTTGCACCAGCGCCTACGTTTGCAGCTACGCAAGCTCAAAATCAAGCGGCAATGCAAAATTACGGTATTCAGCAAGCGGGTAATAACGCAACGACTCAGGGCTTATTTAGCGCATTGGGTACGGCTGCAATGTTTGCACCAAAATTCTCTGATAGGCGTTTAAAATCAAATATCGTTCAAGTTGGCACTCATTCACTTGGCATTGGCATTTATGAGTATGACATTTTTGGTAAACGTGAGCTTGGCGTGATGGCAGATGAAGTTGCCAAAGTAATGCCAGATGCAATTGTGCCGCATGAAAGCGGTTATATGATGGTTAATTACGGGAAACTATAATGCTAAACCAATACGTTAATCTCACGCCACAGCAGAAAATGGCTCAGATGTTGCAACAACAAGCCCAACCGACTCAGTTGCAGGGCGATATGCAACAGCAAATGCCACAAGCTCAAAACCCGTTTGGCGGCGTTCAAGACGCAATGAAGATGTACCAACAAGCCAGCCAAGGTAATCAGATGCAAGACTATCAGGACTACATGGCTCGGTTGAAACTTGGTCAAGCGCAAACTGGCGGTATGTTTGACCGTGGTAATGCCCAAGGCGGCAATTACACCGGTGACATGGGGACTTAATCATGGATTTAGATTACAACACCAGATTAGCGGCAATTCAGCGCAACGAAAAGTTAGCGCAGATTATGCAACAACAAGCATTTCAGCCAATTGATATTCAGAGCTATCAAGGTATTCAAGCGCCAATTTCTCCTTTATCTGGACTTGCCAAAGTGTTGCAAGCCTACATGGGCGCAAAAGGCACGGGCGATGAAGAACGCATTAAGTTAAATCAAGAAGCCAAAACTGAAGCGCAACAGATGTTGTCAAGCCTCAATCCGACAGCCTCACCTGGTCGCGCGGCAACGATGGGCAGCCCTGAAGTGCAAGCACGGCCTGCAACGTCATTTACGCCAATGGGTTCTGATTTTGAGGACAATCCGAATCTGCAAGTTGCACCGTCGGGCAACGTAGAAACGCCTGCTGTGGCGTATCAGCCTGCTGTAGCACCACAGGCAGCTATTGCGCCAACTAGCGGTATGCCATTAGACCCAGAGCAAAAACGTCAACGTCTTGTGCAGATGATGATGAGCCAAAACCCGTACATTGCGCCAGTTGCTAAATTGGAATACGAGCAATTGGGCAAAGAAAGCCAAGGCCCATTAGCAGAATACAAATACGCAAAAGATTTCCAAGGTTACAAAGGAACGCTGCAAGAGTTCAAGCAATCAATGCGTCCATTGCCATCAGTAACTAACGTCAATATGCCAGCGGGTGCGCCAATTGCTGTTGAACGTGATGGCAAAGTTATTTATGTGCAGATGGGTAAAGATGGTAATTATGTTGAAGTGAAAGGAATTACTCCTGTTCAAACGCAAACATCACTTGAACAAGAATTGAGGGCGGCGGGTATTACTCCGGATATGCCACAATTTAAAGAAAAAATGATGGCTTTGATTGACAGAAGGACAGCACCACCGGCAGCTAATGTTGTGCAAACGGATACTGGCCCTGTTGCTGTTAATCCAGATGCAACTGCAACACCTCTTAAAATTGACGGCGTTCCAATTGGTAAAGTACCTAAACCAGTTCCTGAAAATGTATTAAAAGCAATGCTGACCAACTCAACAAGTGAGCGTCAAGTTGATACCGCATTGCAACTTTTAGGTGGCAAAACGGTTGATGGACTACAAGGTGATGCTGGTGCTATCGGGCCAATTCAAGGGCGAATTCCTGACACCATTTTGCAAAAATCAAACCCTAATGGCGTTGTTACAAGAGCCGCTATTGCAGACATTGGCAGCATGATTATTCATGACCGGTCAGGCGCAGCAGTAACTATTGCGGAAATGCCTAGATTGATTCCGTTTATTCCACAAATTACAGATACGCCAGAAGCCGCCAAAGCAAAATTAACTCGCATGAAAGCAGAGTTAACAAACATTGGCAATGAATTTAGGGCTGTACATGAATCCGCCGGTTACACAATGCCAACAGGTTTGCAGCCTAACGCAAAGGTGGCAAATCCTAAACCGACTCCTACGCAATCTGACATTAATTATGCAAAAAACAATCCTGCCGCACGGCAAAAGTTTAGGGATACGTTTGGAGTAGAACCGTAATGGCTGAAAACATTCCAGATTGGGCAAAAGAACCAACAGGTATACCTGATTGGGCAAAAGAAAAAGCACCGGCTACGCTTGGGCAAGAAATTCTTGCATCACAGCCTGGCAGATTTTTAACTGGCGCAACTGGATTTATTGACGCTGGCGCTCAGTTATTGCCAAGAGCTTTATCTACCGTTTCATCATTAGGCGGATTTAATCCTAATCCAATTAGCAAATTTCTTGATGAACAAGCGGCAAGTGTTGACGAAGGGATTGCCAAAAAGAAAGCCGAAATGGATGCTGCAAAAGCGGCAACAAACTTTCAAGGTGCAGACATTGCAGGGTTTTTAGGCAACGTGGCACAACCACCTAATATTTTGGCTATGAAAGCATTAGGTGCAGTAAAAACAATCCCTGCTTTAATGGAAGCAGGCACAACGATGGGGGCGCTTGGTGGTTTAATCAGTCCAGTTACTTCTGGCAATCAAGATTTCAATACACAAAAAGTATTGCAAACTGTTGGTGGCGGTACGCTAGGCGGGATATTAGCGCCTATTCCTGCGCTTGCAGGCCGTGGTTATGAGCTTGCTAAAGCCTTGGTTCAGCCATTTACAGAATCTGGTCGTAAAGCCATTGTTGGCAGTACATTGCGTGGTCAAGTTCGCCCAAGTGATTTAGGAGATACGTTAAACCGCATGGCGAACGCCACCGAATTAGTGCCAGGCTCTCAGCCAACAGTTGCTGAAGTGGCTGAAAGCGGTGGGTTGGCAGCAATGCAACGCCAAGCACAATCGGCTAATCCTGACATATTTACGCCACGCAAAATGTCGCAAGTACAAGCAAGGCGTGAGGCAGCATATGACGTTGCGGGCGATGCAGGCAAAAAAGAATTGTTTGAAACGGCAAGGGAAGATGCAGCAAACTTGCTTTACAAAGACGCCTACAAGCAAACGCTAAACATTAACCGCGATCCACTTACAGGCAAAATGCTGCCCAAAGCAGAGCGTGATGTAGCTGCTGCTGAAATGGCAGATTTGTTAGATACGCCTGCCATTCAACAAGCCATGAAAGATGCTGTTGTATTGGCAAAAAATGAACGAGTTAACGTAAAAGACCCCAAAGGTTCAATTTTAGGTCTTGATTACACTAAACGTGCATTAGATAAGCAAATTGCAACAGCAGAAAGCGATAACGAAAAACGCATTTTGATGGGCGTTAAAGAACGTTTAATGACGTTTTTGCAGAAGCAAAGTCCAAAATACGCAGAAGCCGTTGCAACATATGCAGAAGGCAGCAAGCCGATCAATCAAATGGCTGTTGGTGAATATTTAAAGAATAAACTTATTCCCGCAATTGGTGAAGAAGGTGGTTTATTAAATGAACGAGGCAATGCCTATGCTGAAGCATTGCGAAAATCTGCTGAAACAGCTAGAGCAGCCACAGGATTTAAAGGCGCAACATTAGAAAATGTATTTGCTGACAATCCTGCCCAATTGCAAACATTGCAAAATATTGCAAAAGACATTGCACGAGGGGACAACGCAAAATCATTAGGTCTTGGCGTAGGTTCAAATACCTATCAAAACCTTGCAATGGCAAATGCGTCGGCTAAATCTGGATTGCCATTGATGGCATTAGAAGCGCCTGGCATTAATGCATTATCACGGTGGATTTACAAAAATCCATCAGAAACCATGCAAAGGCAATTGGCAGAGGCATTGACCGACCCGAAAGCAGCAGCCAAGTTGATTGCTGACGCAGCGCCCAAAGACAGAAGCCGATTGATGGCAGCTGCTTTACGGGGTCAATTAACACCGGCAATGTTTGGCGGCGCATCGGCTGCGGCATTATTACCATAAAAGGAAATTTATGAGTTACCGTTTATATCCTGTTACAAGATTTTTTAACCGACTAATATGCGATTGATGAACCCCATACTTTTTGGCAATTGTGCTTTGACGTTCGGTGCTTTGCCGAATGTCTGCAATATCTTGTTCAGAAAGTCTGCCGTTCCAATGATCCAATCCGTAATTGTGTCTACGTTTATTAGATGTATCAGCATTGTTTTCGGCTTTAGTTGCTATTTTAAGATGCTCTGGGTTTACGCATGGCGGGTTATCGCACAAGTGCATAATTATTTTGCCATCAGGTATTTTTCCAATAAAATGCTCATAAGAAAATCTATGCGCTCTCATTTGATGTTCGCCACAACGAACAATCCCATACCCGTAACTATTTTTAGTTCCGTTCCAAATCCAACAAGTATCAGTTTTATTGATTTTTGCTTCAAACGATTCTTGCATGGTTACAGGCGAGTACAAATGCAATTCGTTTTTTGCTCTCGCTCGGTTGTAATGAGTGCGGCACAAATGTCGAGCAACAGATTTTTCGCTGCAAATGCTGCACGGAATCGTTGTTTTAACTTGGTAAGTCATTGGCATCTCCTGTTAAATAACAGTATATGTCTTATTCATGGGGTATGCAAATGAGCTTCAATGGTTCAGGGACGTTTGTAATTAACTCAACTGGTCAGCCAGTTGTCACCGGCACGGTCATTTCATCAACAGCGTTTAATGCGTTGACCGCTGACTTAGCTACCGGCCTGTCCACCACGATTACCAAAAACGGTCAAACAACACCTACGGCTAATTTGCCAATGGGCGGGTTTAAGCATACCGGTCTAGGTGATGGCACGGCGGGAACTGATTCGGCTAATTTGTCGCAAGTGCAAAACTCTTTTGGGACGTTCTTAACTGCATCTGGTACTGACACAATTACAGCTACGGTAAGCCCTGCGTTAACTGCTTATGCCGTTGGTCAACTGTTTAACTTTGTTGCTGCCGGTACAAATACTGGTGCGGTAACGATTAACATTAGTTCGCTAGGTGCAAAAGCCATTAAACAAAGCGGGGCAACTGCATTGGTCGGTGGTGATCTTGTAAGCGGCTCAACGTATCAAATTATGTACGATGGCACTAATTTTCAGTTAATCCGTGGCGGTCTGTCCGCTGGTAAATCAATTGCTTTCTCAATCATTTTTGGACTATAAATCATGGCTGCTCCCAATATCGTTAACGTCAGCGCAATTTATGGCAAAGTTGTAACTGCCGATTTAACAACAACTGCTGCAACGTCTGTTTTAAGCAACGCTGCATCAAGCGGCAAAGTGTTTAAACTTGATTCGCTTGTTGTTGCCAATACTGATACTGCTAATGCTGTAAACATTACGATTAACCATTATTCTGCTGCTGCACTTGGCGGAACAGCTACGGCAATTGCCTCAACTGTTTCAATTCCTGCCAATTCAACTTTGGTGGTAATTGATAAAACCACGATGATTTATCTTGAAGAAAATATGTCAATTGGCGCAACGGCTGGTACATCAAGCAAATTAAAAGTTGTTTGTTCTTATGAGGATATTTCCTAATGGCTCGCGGCAACTCAGGTCAGATTGGGCCATATAGAAGCCCTACATCCGGAATTTTAAATTTGCCATTACTTCAACAGGCAAAAACATTTCCTTATGTTGCATCTTTTCTTGTTGTTGCTGGCGGAGGTGGAGGTAGCACAGCCGGTGGAGGTGCAGGAGGCCTTTTGTATGGTTCGGCTTTATTAAATTATGGCACTACATATGCAATTACTGTTGGGGCTGGTGGAGGCGCTGGGTCAAACGGTAGCAATTCTGTGTTTGCAGAATTCTCTACGGCATCAGGTGGAGGTGCGGGTAATGGTTCATCAGGGGGTTCAGGCGGTGGAGGAAGTGGCGCTGCTATTGGGGTTCAAGGTGGGAATGGTGGGGCAAATGCCACTAATGATGGCGGCACTATGGGAGGCGGCGGTGGCGGTGCAAATTTTGATGGCGGTGCAGCTAGTACTATCAATGGTGGTTCGGGTGGTGGGGGTGTACTTAATATCATTACCGGCGCG